AACTCCCTGTTACATCATATGACAACCTTGTATGGTTTAAGCTTCCTGTTCCATATCCAATAACATCATAGCTATCAACTTCTCTAACAACTTTGTAGAATGCGTCTTCTATAAAATTGTTTTGAATCTCCGTTGATGCTACTGTGTAAATAGTTGGACTCCAATCTTTTAATCGAGTGAATAGTCGTAATCTAGTAATATCATTATTGTAATACTCGTTCTCCAAGTTTGTTATTGTCGTAACATATCTTTCAATAGAGTTAATATTTGACGAATCAAAAGAGGTTGGAGTAAATGATCCAGTGTGATAATATGTTGAGCCGCTAAACCACCTATCAAAAACTGTGCTTGCTGATGTGTTTAGGGCAAAAGACGCTGAATATATTCCAGTTTCGGCCCATCCACCAGTCACAGGATTATTCGGAGTTGCAGTTAATTGATCGCCGCCAGATGCCGAGGTATGTAGCGAGACATATATTGACCCTGTTCCTATATCAGCAATATTTGTTAGTTGCCCTCTATAGAAATTATAAATAAAAAGAGTATTTAAGTTGTTATCGGCACTCAGTGCTGAACTGGAGATGAAGAAGTTTCCCCTGTTGTCTCTCCTTGTATCATCCCACCTTGCTTCGATGACTGGCCTTTTGAAAAAGTATTCACTGCTTCTTGCGGAAAACTTTTTAGTATAATATGAACGACTACCTGATGCTTGGCTAGAAGTTAATTGAACTCCAATGCCATAGTTTTCAATCCCGCCCCCAGCTGTTCCAGTTATCCATTGTTCAACAAGGTTTGTGATATCGACTTCAAGATCTTCGATTCCTGTGTCGAAAGATGCTGTATAAACAAGAGATGGTGTTGTCAAATAATCTCCACCAGCAGTTGTCCAAGTTGTACCAGCTCCTGCATTGATCCAGTTTGAGCCGGTGCCATTGTATGTCAAGTCTGTATAATTGTCCATGTCCAGGCCATATCCCTCTTCCCAGGATTGAGAAACTGGTGAAATGGTTAGGGTGAAATCTCTTGGGACAGTATCAGTATGTTCAACATTAAACATTCTTAAAACAAAATTTACATTTCCTGATGCTGGAAGTTTTCCGCTTGTTCTATCTGCGGATATTGAAGATATTGGGAACTGAACTAGAGTTCTTGCCTGCTCATTTGAGGAGCTGTTTGCCTGAGCATAAATTGAAAATGTTTCCAAAGAATCAGCAAGTCCCATATTGCTGCCGGTCCCTCTGGTTGTTAAATTTGACTGAAAAGCATTTGTTATAACATTATCTTTGTCAGCAACATATCTTTTGATAGACATCTTATCTTATGCTCCCTTTGATATCGATATCAGGATTCTTGATTTCCAAAATTGCATTTTCTGGTACTGTTATGTATCTTCCGTCTGGAGATAAGTTATCATCTACGCTAAAGTTTATATCAGAAGAATACCCTGTTCCATCTTTTTGGTATATCCTCACACTTATCGTATCAACTACTCCATCCACTTTGTTGGCTATGCTATAAATGTCTGAGATGTATAAAGGCTCTCCAATATCAAATGTTTTAGAGTATATAGCAGAGACCTCTAACACAACATTATTAAGAACATCATAACTATTAGAACCCAAAGCTGTCACAATCTCAATATCAATTCCGATGTTAATGATCTTCGCATCTAAAATATCAACAGTGTCATTAATCATTCTACCTTGATTTAGCCATTGTTTTAAATTATTTTTTATGGTTGTGTTTGATTGAATGAGTTTTCCGTCTTCATCTTCGGAAATAACATAAGCATTTAAGTTTCTTCGGAAGGAGCCAGGATCTTTTATCACATTAACTCTTTTGATAGAACCAAATCTTGGAGGCATCGAATAGCAAAGCGATTTGTAATCAAGTGCGGTAACCGCTCTATTTTGTGAAGCATAAACATTGTAAATTCTTTGCTTTAATTCTTCAACAGTTGGAAGAGAAGTGTCTCCAACAATTGGCTCTTCATTGTTTACTTCTAAAGATGATATAACATCTTGAATACTATCAAGATTTAGAGATGTTGGATCTTCAAATTCAATATTTGGAGCATCAACATTGATTAATGCATTCGCAGCAACATTGACATCTCCTGTTGTATTTGACCTATAAATGATTGTTAGAGTTGTGTTTGAAGGAACGATTCCAAACTTGTCTGTCTCTAACAAGTTAGACGGATCGAAAGAAACATCTGTGAAATAGTCTTTTCCATGAACATCTAACACAACCTTGCTTGGGTCCACCAATGGATCAGTTCTTTCAGTCCTATCAGAGCCATATCCAAATTGAACAATCATTCTGTCTCTGATTCTTTCTGATGTGAATCTCCTTGGAACAATAAATGGTCGAAGGGACAGCAGTAGTTTTATTCTTATTTGTATCTCGATTTAGTACTGATTTATATATTACATCCTGAGAGAGATAATCTACTTCGTAATAATCATTGCCTTCTGCGTCTGTTATGGATACAATCTCGCTAACATTATCTCCATCAAGCTCAATTCTTCTAAACTTTTTATACTCGCCTACAGTTACAGTTTCTCTCAATAATTCACCAGATATTACTTGACCAGATGCTTTAATTGCATATCCAGTTGGCACACCAGTTGTAGTATTTGCGGTCGCTACTACAATCTCATTTGACGGATCAGCAAAAGTTATATCCTCATTCAAGGTAAATGTAACTCCATTTGCTGATGAAAAACTGCTTCCTTTTTTAAGAGTTGGAATATATGAAGAGTCTGGTGCATTTCCGGCTGCATTGGCTGGCACAACGATATAAAAAGATGCTTGACCTTGAGAAATTGGAGTTCCTTTAAATTTAAAGCCCATTTGTCGGCCAAGCTTTAAAACATTGTCATATTCAATAGCAGTGTCAATAAATGTTTCATTAACACTGTAATCTAAATAAAACGATAAAATGTCGCCAACATAAGAAACAGTGTCGAGCATCAAAGAACCAAAGCCAGCCTCGCTAAAGTCCTGAAATGTATTGGGGTAATATCTCTTTGCATAATCAACCAAATCTTCTTTGATTGTATTAAAGTCCCTTGAAGTATATTTTATTAATGGGTAATTCTTTTTGGCCGACAACTTATAATCCTCTTTTCAAAATAATTAGTTAATTGGAGTAGTTATTTCTAACACATCAGATAAATCAAGCGGAACAATCTTGTATCGAATTACAATACTTAAAAGATTATCTGACATATCCTCATCCAATCTTTGCGAATTAAATGTCACATTTTGAATCTCAAGGTATGACATGTATTTATTCACTTGCTGCCTTATTCTACTAGTGATATCATCATATAAAAGAGGATTATCGATTTCAAACAAAAATGTTTTTAATCCAATTCCAAATGTTGGATCCATTATTCTTTCACCAGGGACTGTAAGCATAAGATTTTTAAAATTCTGCTTTACCAAATCTGTATAGTTGTCTATAAGTTGATATCCCGTATCGCCATTTAGCACTAATGGTAATCTTGGAGTTAACAAAGGCATAACATTTCTCCTATAATTTAATACTAACTAGGCAAACATTAATTATTTTTTGGTGGCTCGATCTGTTTTAGGCCAACATCGATTGTGCATGGTTGCGTATCTAAGCTATCTTGTGAACCTTCTGGATCGTCTTCTCCCTTTAACCACTTTTCAATGTAGTCTTCGAGAGGCAATTCATTGAACCAGTTAACTCTTGAGTCATCCAATGCCCAATATGCCAAACCAAATGGAGTGATTGGTGCTCCTAGCGGCAAGAAGAAAAAGATATCTGATGGGAATAGAGCGAGTCCGAGCTGCCAAGTTTCTGGAATTGGTATGAAATTTTCATCAATTGGGTCGAACCAAGGTTTCGGCGGCTTAACCAAAGCTTGTGGAGAACTAATTCCAAATCCGCACTTTTCATTTGATACACTGATATCTGCGATTGCAGAAAGTTGCTGCCCTGCTGCTGAAGTTGCAGCTTGCAAAGCATTTGCTTGCCTTTTGGCATTAGCTATTGTCTGATTTATTGCTTTTATTGATTGCTTTATCTGCTTTGTGATTGCAATATTTAAGTTTGATTGTTCCATAAATCCTTTGAATATTAACAAAGGAGTTCTGACAAGCAGTTTTGCGATTGCTGCATAAGGTATTGGAATTCCATTTAAAATAGCATTTGATATATCAAGACTTGTATTAAAACAATCTGCTCCTCGATAATCTCCAGCTCTCAAAGAACTCATGAACAAATACATCAATTGTTCTTTTGTTGGCTCAAAAAGAGCTGTTGCAGTAGAAAATGTAGACAAATAAGTTGACGAATATATGTTTGTCAATGATAGCATTCTATCAAGTGAAAACGCATACTTAAAGACAAAATCATATTCATCTGTTTGTTGAATTCCTCTTATTAATTGACGAGGGATGCTAAAGCCATTTAAAGTAATGTTTTCAAATGTATTCTTAAAATAATTTTGAGTAGTATTTGATATTTTCGTAGTCATATCAATTGGTATCTCATATTGAATAACCGGAATTGGATATATCTTTTGACCAGTATCCGTAATAATATAGGACTTTTCAGTTATTGATTGAGGGTGAGCTGATTGCACAGGATTAATAGATTTAATTCCAGGCTTTGGCAAATATGAAATCCTAATGCCCCAATTTAATGATTTGAAATAATCGTCTAATTGCGGATTTTCAATGTCTATAATATCTGTTTTGGTTTGTGGGTCATTTATATCTCTTTCTCCGCAATCGGTTTGACTCTCATATAATATCTCACTAATATTTTTTCTTTGAGCATTAGTGGGAGTAGAACTAAATTTGTCATTGTACCATTGATTCCAATGTTCTATGTTTACGACATTCTTAAGGTATGAATCTCTTGCCGCAATATAATCTAAATTGCTTTGAGGCGGAGAATCGGGTCTATCTGGTGTGTAATCATCAACTCTGATATAATATTCCAAAAAGAAATTACCATTTGTTATATCAAATAGTTTTCCTGGCTTTGTCATTGGATTTCTTGGCACATTTACATACTGCAAGATTTCTAAGGCGTTATCTCTCAACTCTTGACGCTCTTTTGTAGCATTGCGCGATAATGCCACATTTCGCCTCATTTCTTCAATCCAGTTGTCATATTCGGCAATAATTTTATCAAAAAAATCTAATTGCTCACCTTCTAGACTTTGATCTATTGTCGCGGAACCTTGATAGTATGTAAAATCTTTACTTCCCCTCCACTCTTGATATTTGCTCTTCTCCCATTCTAATGTGTTTAGAGCCATTTTTAAATCTAAATCAAGAAGGCTTATATATTTCTTTCTTTTATTTTTTACATCATCAATTGCGGATTGAACATTCTTTGCCCAATCGCTATTAGAAGGAGTTAAAGGTTGGGACCAATCATTTCCTATTTCTGGATTGGGCCTTAAAACAAAGTTCTTCCATTCTTCTGCCATCTTCAGTTCTGAGTCATAGGCGAATCTTCCAGCACCACGAGAAATAGACCACAATAGGCTTCCTGGACCTACTACATTTCTGGAAGAATAGTATCCTGGAAGTGAATTTGTAGTATTTCTGCCCCACCAAGGGAGTGATGTGGGAGAAGTTGTTGAAAAATTATATTTCCAACCTCTTTGATAAGGAATAAAATCTCCTAATTTCGGAGATGGCTCGTTTAAATCCCATAAAGTCCAATTTCTTGCTGATGTTATAAAATCCACCAAACCACCAGCTCTAGTCATCATTTGCTTTTCTGATTCTGAAACTCCATAATCGAAAATATAGTCTGCGACACTTCCATCTTGATTGAAGCTTTGAGCATACTTTAGAACTCCAATTTGATCAGTAGGTTTTATTTTTTCAACGCCTGCACCTGTTATGTCTTTGGTCAACAGATATGAAGCATTCTTCTTCGCTCCAAGTAGAGCTGCCTCTCTTGATGAAGAGTATCTTGAAGTAGTTCTTGTTTTATCTTTTCCAAAATATCCATTATTTATTCTATAAGAGTTATAATCTTTCGTCTGTCTTGATGGCCATATTTCATTCCTTTTAAAAGCCAAATTATTTTGATCTTCGGTTCCTGTATTGTTTGGGGTTGATAGTGGTCTTCTTCCATCCACTGGTGTTGGAAAAAAGTATTCTCTAAAAAATTGACCAATTGGTTTTAGTCGCAGAATGCCATAACTTCCTGGATCTCCCGACATTCTTTTAATAGAGTTTGGAGTTAGAGTTCCAGCTCCAATAACAGCTTCATACTCTTCTGGTGTGGTAGATGGGCCAAGCGTACCTTTCTCTTCTTGATTTGATAATGGTTTTGGAACAATTCCAGTATCTTGAATCTCATAAAATCTTGATTGATTGCTTCCGGTAGGAATGGAAACTTCAGGAATCCACTGCTCTAAGAATATTGTATGTATAGATGCATCACCTTTTTGCTGAACAAGACCTGCAAGTCTTTTTGAGACAGAAAAAACTTGTTTTTTTATAAAATACTTACATGCTTTCTTAAAGTTTTCTTCCTTGACTACCGAGTCGGCTTTGTCATCATCAACATTTCTATTATATAGGTCGATTGTTTCTGTAGTGAATTTGTTATAATAACTTGTCCCAATCGATTTTGAAAGCAAACTCTTATTGATATTGTCGAATATGAACGAAAGCATTGTATCGTCAATATCTTCATCAGATTTATATCCAAAATAATAAAAAGAGTATATAGATTTCATCAAAAACTCTAGAACATGCATTCTAATTGTTAAAAGCAGAATTCCAGATCTTTTGGCCAGACCTAATGCGCTTTTTTCGTTTCCTCCAAATTCATCAGGATTTGGATATATGTCTTGCAAACACAATGAGAGATCATATTCTTGAAAAATCCTTTGTTTCATGACATCGATATCAAGCAAGCTTGGAGTACATCCTTGCGGAACCCAATCACCACTGTCGTTTTTAACAAAAGTTTTAGCTGGTGTGAGGTTTAATCTGGATATTGTTTGCAAATCCAAATATGGAGATTCAGATATCTGATCAAAGATCGCACACATTAACTCTTTATATGATTCATCAAATGCATTATTGTTTCCAAGATATTGGGTAAGCTCAGTGGTAAACACGCCATCTAAAAAGTTGTCAGCTAATAAATTATAAAAATACCCTTCTTGAGGTTGTGTTGCGGCGTTGTTTGCGTATGCAATATCGCTAATTTGAGAAGTGACACGCTTTACTGATTCTGATAGTTCGCTTGCAGACGATAATTTAAGTATTTCTAATTTTTCTGCTCCTTCTTGGATTGGACTCATTTCTAAAGATAAATCATATTCATCTTTTATGTCATTGTCTTGATTTGTTTTCTTAGGAACATCATAGGACAAATCTATACTTGAACCTAAAACTAAACTTACTGATGAGCTTATATTACTTACAATATCGCCAGACAATTGCTGACTTTGGCCTCCAAAATCAAAAGATTGCCCTGTTAAATCTTCTAGATTTTTTGTCAAATCTGACAAATTAATTCCTGAATTTTCAGCAATATTGTTGGGCACATTAAATTGATATTCTTTTGAGTTGCTTGTAGATGCTATCTTCAAGTAAGGATCTGCATCAGAGCAAATTTTTCTATATGCGCCTACCAATCCTGATCCAAATACTTTTGGTCCTGGTTCGCTTATCTCAATCGGTATTGGAGAGTATCCAAACTTTACAGTGTAATCAATATCTTTTCTATCTGATCCTAGTCCATTCCACTCTCCACTTCCTAAGACTGGAGAAAATGTTCTGCCGCCTGTGCCTCTTAATGATCCGTTTGAATTTATTGTTATTCTTGTGTTTGCATATTCCCACTCTTTTTCTTGTTCAGCAGTTGGTCGTGATTGTCCATCCTCCCACATGCCTGCACCATGTCGGTTATCTCGATCTGGAAAACCTAAAAGATCTAAAAATGGGTTCCATCGGACTTTATCTCCTTCGTTTACCTCCCCTGTATCCTCATCAACAGTCCTTGTTCCTGGAACGGTTGAGCCTGCTGGGAGAGAACCATAGGCGAATCTACCTTGCTCTACCAATCCAATAAACTCTGGATTTAATACCAACTTTTCTTCTCTTGAGCCTTGAACATCAATAATTGCCGATTTTGTCCTTGGGACTATTCTTTTTTGTGTTGTCTGAACAGAAAGAGAGGATACAAAAGATGACACATCCTCATTAAAAGTTAAGGTTAAGGAATCGAAAGATGCATCCAAAGACTCATTAACAGCCTGTTGTATCACTGGATGTGTTCTCGGAATCAATCCAGGAACAAGATTCCCTTCTTCATCAACGGAACAATAAAGTGGTGGCAACTGATCTTTCAAAAAGTCTGGATTTCTAGAAATATCAAGAAGTTGATTGATTCTATCCATTCTTCTCTTTTTGCTAGCATCAACTTGTTGTTGTAGTTGGTCTTGTGTCAATGAAGGATCTTTTTGTGCTAAAATGCTTTTGCGGAGTGCTTCGTCATCTTCATCACACAAACACTTAAATGATTCTGGAATTGCTGAAGCGGCGTCCTGAATGCTTTGAAGAATGCCGTCACGATCAATAAGCTTTCCTAAGTTTTCCCAAACTTTTGGCAAGTCTGATGGATCTAATATAACTGAAAGATTTGGAAATAAGTTTGGGCTTAGATTTGGATTTAATAAGTTTTCTAATACTTCTTTTGCTTCTGTCGATACTTCACATCCAAGTAAAAGATTTCCAAGCTCTCCAGGTGTTAGTGCGGCAGATGATGCGTCAAGCCATGCC